TATATAATTCCTTCGGGATATGTGCACAGTGTGGGCCTAAAGCGAGAGTGGAGGGCCCACAGAAACAGTTATTATGGAAAGATACATAGAATTTTTTAATGGATATAGGAATGCCTACGGTGTGGCTGACTTCAATCACCAGGATTCCAAAGTAGATTCTGAAACAGGTAAAAAGAAACCTGTATACAGATGGAACTTCGAAGAACTTACTAACGATATTTATCATCAACATATAAAAGGTGAACTGTCTATTGGTATACAACCATGTACAGAAGACTCAGAAGTAAAATTTGGTGTCATAGATATAGATCCAAAAGACTACGCTACCTTTAATAAAAAAGATTACATAGATGTAATACAGCAATACGAATTACCTTTACTACCAGTAGAATCTAAAAGTGGTGGTCTGCATTTATTTTTATTTATGGATAAATTTACAGATGCATCACTGATCAAATCATTCTTAACAAACTTATTATCTTTGTTTGGACTTAAACAAGACACAGAAATATTTCCAAAACAAACACAGCTAACAAAAGATAGTGAGACAGGTCAACTACGACCAGGACAATTTATAAACCTACCTTACTTCGGCGAGGAGCGTAAAGCTTTAAACGTTGATGGTACCAAATTTACCTTGGACCAATTCATAGAGGTGATCAGTGCAAACCTGGTTAACAAAGAAAGACTGAAAGAAATTACAGAAGGAATCGAAAACAAAAGTATGGAAGGTGTTGACGAAGAATTTATAGAAGGTCCACCTTGTCTAGCAGCAATATCCAAGATAGCAAATCAAGAAAAGTTTGATGGTAAAGATAGGTTTATGTACAACTATCATGTCATGGTTAAGATGAAATATCCTGACAGTTGGGAACAGAAAGTTATGAATGCACCGGTAAAATATTTCTCAGGTGTACATGCTAATGCATGGGATAAAAAATTTTTAGGACAGAAAGTAAAATCGTGGAACAGAAGTAGTAAAGGTTATACTTGTACTGAAAGTCCACTAAGTGAGCATTGTAAAAAAGGTATCTGTGTTAAGAAAAAGTTTGGAGTCTTGCGTGGAGCAAAAGGTTCTTATCCTGTATTGACTAACCTAAAGAAAATAGACCTAGATCCAGAACCAGAGTATGAATTTGATGTAACAAAACCAGATGGTATCAGCACAGCTACCGTACACTGTAGAACTGTAGAACATTTAAATGATCAACGTAAAAGAAGAAATGCAATATCAAAAGCTGCAGGATTCTTTCCACCACTGATTAAAGGTGAAGAAGAACAAGTTGTTATGGATGCACTATACGCAACACAGAAAGTTGTGTTACCACCTGTAGGTACATCACCAAAAGAAAAATTACACGATGTATTACATGCAAAAATAAATGGACCTAAGGCTACAAGTGATGCTGCATTTAAAACTGGATCTGTACTGATCGAAGGTGACTATGCATACTTTAAGTTTGAAAAGTTTTACGACAAACTAAAAGCAAAAAACTGGAAATACAGTGAAGATAAAACAGGACGTATGATGCAGGTTACATATCAAGATTGTGAAATAGAATTTTTAGAACAGAAAAGATAACCATCGAAAAAAACTGGTGAGTACAACTCATCAACAAAAAATATAATACAGATTAATAGAAAAACTTTTGAAGAAGTACCTATACACCACACTAAAACAAAACATAAGACGGACATACTATGATCAGTAGAAAATTATTCGGGCCTCCGGGAACGGGGAAGACAACCAAACTATTAAAGTATGTTAAAACATTTTTAAAACTAGGTACACCTGTAGATAAAATAGGATACTTTGCATTTACAAAGAAAGCTGCAAACGAAGCTGTCGATAGAATGTTAGATGCATACCCAAGGTTTCAAAGAAAAGATTTAAAACATTTTAGAACCCTACACTCTTTGGCATTTACTCAATTAGGTATGAAGAAAGCTCAGGTTATGCAGGACGAACACTACGAAGATATAGGTAGGACTCTTGGTATTGAAGTTACCGTTTACTCTCGTGGTGAAGAGAACACAGGTTTTATAAATTCTGACAGTGAATATTTTAATTTAATAAATGCAGCTAGAATAAAAAATATAACGGCAGAAGAAGAGTACAATACAGATATGTATTCACAGGACATGGACAAGAGATTATTACAAATAATTTCTGATGAAGTAGATAACTACAAGCAATCGTATGGTCTGATAGATTTTACAGATATGATTGAGAAATTTATTGTGTCCGGATTGTGTCCAAAATATGATGTAGCATTTGTTGATGAAGCACAGGATCTATCACCAATACAGTGGAAAATGTTCAATATTATCAAGGAAAATAGCAAATATGTTATACTAGCAGGTGACGATGATCAAGCAATTTATGGTTGGGCAGGCGCAGATGTAAAAAAATTTCAGCAAGAAGTTTCAAAAAAGGACATAATTTTGCCACAATCTTACAGAGTTCCACAACTTGTACAAAGTCTTGCAGATAAAATTTTAAAACAAATACCAGACGATAGAAGAATACAAAAAAATTGGAGTGCTAGAAAAGAAGAGGGCACTGTAAATTATATTTATAGTACAGAAGATGCACCACTTGATCAGGGAACATGGTTAGTGTTGGCAAGATACAATGACAAATTAAATAGACTTAAACCTACGTTAAAAGAACGGGGTATCTATTTTGAATTTCAAGATCGTAAGAGTTATAAAATAACTTTATTTAGAACTATTCTAAATTACACACGTTGGACTAAAGGAGATCAATTATCTTTAGCAGAAGTAAGAGATATATTTGAGTACACTGGTACAGATACAGAAATTACAGAAGAAAGAATGTATGATTTAACAGAATTTGGATTTAGTAAAGACGTACCATGGTACGATGTATTTCAATCAGACTACGAAGAATGTCTGTATATAAGAGAAATGTTAAGTAATGGGGAAGAATTAAACAAACCCCCAAGAATAAAATTATCTACAATACACTCAGCAAAAGGTGGGGAAGCTGACAATGTATTGTTAATATTAGATAATACTAAAACAATCAGAGACTCTATAGAAAAGAGTCCCGACAAACAAGATGAAGAACATAGAGTTTGGTATGTTGGAGTAACACGTACAAAACAAAATCTTTATATTATGTCAGCAAAAAAGGAGGATCAAGGTTATGACGTCGAAGGACTTATTTAAAGAAGCATTTCCACAAGATAAACAAATTGGAGGATCTCACTACAAGGACTTTCATATTCAACCCTACGAATTTATTTCAAAAAATAATTTATCATTTTTCCAGGGTAACGTTGTGAAATATGTTTGTAGATATCTTACAAAAAATGGTATAGAAGACTTAGAGAAGATCAAACACTACTGTGAATTAGAAATCAAAAAGATAAAGGATACAAATGCCGGCAAAAGCAAAAATAAATAAAAGTATTGTGGTGGATAAGAGATATAAATTTGATTTAGAAATTTATCCAAGACTAGTTAGTTGGGAGATCTTTCCGAAAGATTACCATGCTGCTTTGTATGCTTTTTCAAACAAAGAAAAATTAAATAAACTAATAGAAGATAAATATATTTATGAAAAAAGAAAAGTTTGACGGTAGATCAAGACCTTCTAACGATGTTTATCGTAAACGTTTTGATGAAATATTTGGCAAGAAAGAAAAGACTTTACATGAAGAACTAATGGAAGGTTTTGAAGAAGAAAAAAAACAAAGGGAAGAGGACGAATGAAGATACCAAAATTTGAAGCACCAACTGAATGGTTAAAGCCTACAGAATTTCCTGACTTACGTCATGTAGATGAAATAGCAATTGACTTGGAGACAAAAGATCCTGACTTAATTAAAAAAGGGTCTGGTTCTGTTATAGGTAATGGTGATGTTATAGGTATTGCAGTTGCAACCAGTCATTACAAAGGTTACTTTCCAATTGCTCACGAAGGTGGTGGTAATATGGACAGAGCTAAAGTTTTATTGTGGCTTAAAGATGTACTAGAGGCACCTTCAACAAAAGTTTTTCACAATGCTATCTATGACGTTTGTTGGTTAAGAGCATTAGGTTTTAAAATAAATGGTAACATAGCCTGCACAATGATAGCGGCAGCTATAACTGATGAGAATAGATTTAGATATGATTTAAATAGTTTATCATGGCACTATCTTGGTTATGGTAAGAACGAAGCTGCACTTGCAGAAGCTGCAGCAGAATGGGGAATCAATCCTAAATCAGAAATGTATAAACTACCATCAATGCATGTTGGTGCATACGCTGAACGTGATGCTGAAGTAACCCTAGGACTTTGGCAAGAAATGAAAAAAGAAATTATCAACCAAGACCTAGAAGATATATTTGATTTAGAATCTGATTTGTTTCCATGTCTTGTTGACATGAGATTCAAAGGTGTACGAGTAGATGTAGAACGTGCACACAATATGAAAAAAGAATTTAAAAAAGCAGAACAAGATCTACTACATAAAATAAAAAAAGAAACAAATGTTGATACACAAATTTGGGCAGCAAGATCTGTTGCAAATGTATTTGACATGCTGAAGTTAGAATATCCAACAACAGATAAAACAGGTGCACCATCATTTACAAAAAACTTTTTACAAGAACACGAGCACCCTGTTGTAAATATGATTGCGCAGGCGAGAGAGATAAACAAAGCACACACAACTTTTTTAGATTCTATTATAAGTTATGAGCATAAAGGTAGAATACACGCAGAGATAAATCAATTACGTAATGCCGGAGGCGGTACGGTAACTGGTAGATTCTCTTATCAAAACCCTAATCTTCAACAGATTCCAGCCAGAAATAAGGATCTTGGACCTAAGATAAGGTCGTTATTTATACCTGAGGAGGGCCATACATGGGGTTGTTTTGACTATTCTCAGCAAGAACCTAGGTTGGTAGTACATTATGCTTCTTTATACAAATTACCCTCTGTATATGACGTTATAGATGCCTATACAAACGACCCTAGCGCAGACTTTCACCAGACTGTAGCAGATATGGCTGATATACCTAGAACACAGGCTAAAACAATTAATTTAGGTCTTTTCTATGGCATGGGTAAAGGTAAACTTCAGGCAGAACTAGGAGTCACTAAAGAAAAAGCTGCAGAATTATTTAATACATACCACTCACGTGTACCATTTGTAAAACAACTGATGGACAAAGCATCGAACAGAGCACAAGATCGTGGACAGATACGTACCTTGCTGGGTAGACTATGCAGGTTTCACCTGTGGGAGCCTAACAGTTTCGGTATGCACAAAGCTATGACTCACGAAGATGCGTTGGCGGAACATGGACCGGGGATAAAAAGAGCTTACACATACAAAGCTTTAAATAAATTAATCCAGGGTTCAGCTGCTGATATGACTAAAAAAGCAATGTTAGAATTATACAAAGAAGGCATCATACCTCACATACAAGTACATGATGAACTAGATATATCCGTTCAAGATGAAGCACATGCTAAAAAGATCGTTGAAATTATGGAAGACGCTGTTAAACTAGAGGTCCCTAATAAAGTTGACTATGAGTATGGTGATAACTGGGGTGAAATACATGGATAAATATTATGGCATATTTAAACGCGAACATACCACCAACTTATGCACAAATAAGAAGAGAGTATTTATATGATCTTAAAAAACATCATGGAGAAGTTGAAGACTGCATTATCTTTGGTCTTAGCGCTCTTACAGGTCGTAGTATACTCTTCCATGCTATTATGGAAAACGGTGCAGTATTTTATCGCTTACCAATTAGCGCGTTTATTCAAAAGGGATTTGAACCACATGGAGTGCCCACAAGACGACTTGATGAATTACAGCTCTGGAATTGTTTTAGTTATTATCCTGCTGTTAATCGTTGGGATATACTAGACGGACAAGCCGGTAAGTATATAGGAAAAGATAAAAAATGGCACGCAGGAAAATATTTATTTACAGTTGACTTTGCACATCCAGAGTCTAATATACTTGACACTGATCATTCAGAGATTCCGCACGAACATAAGTGCGCACACATAATTGCCTTAGATGACGGTAATTTTGCAGCACAACCTAACAATAGATGTATATGGGACATACCTTCTTTTACTGTAAAAGATAGTATCCCTGACTGGAAAGTGCAAACATCTGAATGGAACGTAGAAGATAGTAAGGCTTGGCGTACAGAAGATACGGACAAGTTTTTCTATGAAATTGAGGAGAAGAAAAAATGAAAATATTTTGTTTTGATTGTGGACATAGATGCCATTGTAAAAACCAAGGTTACTATGTTAGCACTTCTCAGTGTTCATCATGTGATTGTATGATTTGTAATCACACAAACATAAAAAACATAGGAGAAAATATGGTTAAAAAAATAATTAAATGGATTTGGGCTGTAGTTTCATGGCCGTTTAAAAAAATCTATAAGTGGCTTATAGGTTAATAATTATGGAGTATGCTAGGATGGATTATAGATTCACAGCATTATTAATTATTGCTCTATGCCTCCTAGCATTTTGTGGGGGACCTAGTGTCCAATAAACCACTAAATATTGGAGAAGAAGTCGCCGTGCAGATGCCTATGAAAACGGTTGCTAGTTTAATAGGTTTAGTTGCAATTGGCACCTGGGCTTATTTTGGTTTAATTGAAACACAAAACCAACATCATA